ACGTGCTGCCGCCGGATCAAGCGCCCGTGCGTGAGGCGCCAGAGTGGGCGCACACCGTGGAGCCAGACAACACGCCAGACGACTTTGTCGATCCGCAGTATCAACGGATGACGCAGCGACGGTACATGCGCTGGTATCAAAGGCACAGGCGATGATTGCGAACAAGGCATGCGCGAACTGCGCCGCTGCATTTCGGAGTGGCGAACAGGCGCGGATGGACGGCGGCAGGCTTGTGCATGCGCGGGAGTGCCGAGCCACGGCTCCGGCGAACCCAAAGAAGCAATCCGGCAGCAGATACCGCAGCAAACTAGAGGAGCGCTATCACGCGCACCTTCTCGCGGAAGTGAAGCAGGGGCGCCTTGATCGAGTCGACTACGAGCCCGTGCGCCTGCGATTGGCTGAGGGCTGTTGGTACACGCCGGACTTTCGCGTGATTCGCGACGGAAAGACCGAGTTTCACGAGACCAAGGGCTACATGCGGGAGGCCGCGCAAGTGCGGCTGCGAGTGGCCGCAGAACTGCACCCATACCCGTTCTACCTCGTGCGTGCCGACGGCGCGGGGTGGCGTATCGAGTCGGTATAGGAGACCGGAACATGGCGAAGCAACAACGCTCACAGAAGACCACGCAAAGCCCACTGAATCCAGCCGACGAAGCCGCAATCGAGGGCGCCGATGAGAAGACTTTGCGCCGTCTGCATGATGCAGCGGCGGCGGAAGAAAGCGCGACGGAAGCTGCGATGAAGGCCGACGGAGCTGTCATTGCGGCAAAGCAGAAGTTGAAGGAAGCGACGGCAGATTATCGCCAGGATCTGAAAGTCAGCCGAGCCAAGCGCCGGCTGTGCTGGCAGCGCCTGGAGCAACTCGGCAAGGTGTAGCCCATGACCCCCGCAGCCGCATTGGTCAAACTTCCAGCCGTGCAAGTGCAGCCCGACCGCCCCGCGTGTCCGCGAGCGCAGGCGGGACAGCGATGCGATGGGCGGCATCATTGGGTCGACGATCAGCGCGGCGACGGCTTGCGCTGCCCGCTGTCGTGGCTGCGGGAGTTCATCACCAACAACGCGACCCATCTTGAGCAGTATCACCCAGCGCTGCGCAAGGTTGGGTGGACGCCACAGACTCCGATCAATGACTGGGGGCGGCTGTGGTTTGAGGCCGTGGACCCGCAGAAGTATCCAGTTCTTGGGATGGCAAAACAGGTGATGCGCAAACTGTCGCAGAGCCGGCCAGCCGGGGACCGGATACTGCTGTGCGGAACGCCCGGCACCGGCAAGACGATGCTGGCCACGGCGCTGTATCTGTCCTGGCTGGCCATCCCCTCTCGCGACATGGCGTACCTGCGGTGGGAGCGCATCAGCGAGATTGCAGCGGCTGACGCATCCGATCGGTATGGGTGGATCGCCGGCATTCGCAAAAACAGAGTTCTGTTTCTGGATGACCTAGCTCTCGGCAAAGAGCGCTACGTGTCAGACAGCGCAGAGGCTGGTTCTGCGCCTACGGGTCGCGTGCTGATCGAGATCTTCGACGGCTGGAAGGGCACCGTGCTTGCCACCAGCAATCGCACTCTCGACGGCATGGAAGCACACCCGAGCGTCGGCCCGGTGGCGCTGTCGCGGATGCTCGCGGGACCCGCCGACATTTTCACGATCAACGCGCCGGACGCCAGAGCGGCGGACTGGCGCGTGTGGGGGGAGTGATGCAAACCGACGAAGGAGAGACCGTGAGTTACAACTGCCAACGACGGCTGCATGCGCTGGGGTCTCTGCGATACCGGGACTTCCAATGGAAAGGCCACCCCATGACCTGGACCCCCGACCGCCCGACGAAGCCGGGCAGATACGAAGTCTGTTTTGGCCTACCGCGCGGATTCGACGGATATCGCGTGTGGGTTGTCGAGGTGTGGAGAGAGCAGCCGAGCGGGAAGCTTTACGCTCGGCGTGGAATCCTAGACATTCCGATCAAGCCAGAGCCGGGCGACATCGACACGTTGACCGAAGCCCTCTGGCGCCCCTACGTCGAGCCCGCGGACGTGGGTGTGCCGGTCCGCTGGCTGGCGACAGAAGCGACGAAGGAAGGGTGGAAGACGATGAGCGGCGATGGCGAGTACGAGATCCGAGTATCAGACCCCAAGTGCTGCAAGATGGTGGCGCATATCATCCTGGATAGCCTTCCGGCGCTCGCGGATGTGGCTAGCGAGCAAGATCTTGCAGTGGGGCTTTGCATGGCGATGGTTGCGCATGCGCGGCGATCGGGCATGCACCCGGATGACATGCGCAAGATGTTCGACATCGTGGCGAGCGCGCCAAGCGACGAGGTGACGCGATGACGAACGAGACCGAGAAACTGATCGAAGAGGCGGAGCGGTACGTCGAGGCGCGCGTTGCGGCTGGCGACTATCGAACGCCGCAGGAACTTGTCGAAGAGCTTGTAGCCGCCCTCCGCCGCGCCGAAGCCGAGCGCGACGCGCAGCATGAACAGGTGCTGCGGCTGACGGCGGAGAGGGATGTATCAAGGGGGCAAGCCATCGCATGCGCGGCGAGCACGGCGGAACTCTTACAGGAGTTTGAAGGGTTGCGCGTTGACCTTGACGAGGCCCGCGCGCAGGTCTGGGGGCTGATCTGTCGCGGCACGAACACAGCAGAGCGAGGACGGTACTTCCAGAGGCTCTGGGAGGCACTGCTTGCCGAGAACGCGCGACTACAGCAGGAGCACGACGCCTACTGCCGCAAGCTTGCGAACGACGGGCTGACGGTGGCAAGCCGGCTGCAGCGGGAACTGGATATGGTGCGCAGTGAAAATAAGACGCTGCACTACCTGCGCAACGGCGGGCGCTGATGATCGCCGCGCTGTACGTCCAGAAGGGCGGTTGTTACTTCGGACTCCCAGATGTTGACCCATGGGACGAAGAGCGAGACGCGAGGCTGTACGCGGGACCGCATCCGGTCGTGGCCCATCCGCCGTGCGCCAGGTGGTGCCGTCTTGCTGGCTTGGTCCAGTCGCGATACGGGCTGCGCAAGGGTGACGATGGAGGGTGCTTTCGGTCGGCGCTGCTGGCTGTGCGAGTTTGGTGCGGCGTGCTGGAACATCCGGCGGAGTCGAAAGCGTGGCCAGCGTTTGATCTGCCGCGCCCCGTGCAAGGCGCATGGATTCGCACGTTCTGCGGTGGCTGGGTAACGCAGGTCGCGCAGTCGTCCTATGGACACCGGGCGCAGAAACTGACGTGGCTCTACTACTTTGGCGCATCGATGCCGCCCGCGCTGGACTGGACCACGGCGCCACATACGGCGCGAGTTTCGTACCTGCAGAACCGAGGTGCGAGCAAGGTGGAAATGATGCACGCAACGGAACGCTCAGCCACTCCGCCCGCCTTCCGCGACCTCTTGCTCGACATCGCCCGCAGCGCGAGGGGGCGCTAGTGGACGCGCTTGACTCCATGCTGCAGCGGCTGCGGGCCGAGCACGCGAAGCCGAAGACTTGGCGCAGTGGGCTGGATGCTCGACAGGCCAAAGAGCGCGATGACGAGCCAGCCGCAGCCGAGTTCCCGCCGGAACTTGTCGCCGTCGAGAATCTGGAGTTTGTGCAGCACTACACGACCGAGGAACTCTGCGCCTGGATCAACCGGCTGTGCGCAGAGACACAGGAAGCCAGCGCGCGAGCCGGGGCGCTGGTGGAAAGGATGAGGCGATGAGGACTGAAGACTTGGACGAGTTCGAGGGGCTGACCGCGGACATGGTTCGGGAGTGGCTGCGGGCGAAGGGGTGGGAACGCGCACCGGAAGAGGACGTGCGCAAACAGGAGTGCTGGCGCTTGAATGGTGGCGCTAATGGCTCGCTATGGATAACCGAGCGGTTCTTGGGTACAGCCGTTGAGCAAATCTCACGCTGGTCAGGGCTGCCCATCCAATCCCTCCTGCGCGAGATCAACCCGCGGATGCGTCCGGGGTGGCCGACGGAAGAGGAACTAGAGCGGCATCCGCTGTGGTTAGTCAGTGTGACTGGTTCTGTGTCGCTAGCGGACGAAGGAACCCTGCATATTCGGTCAGCTGAGAAAATGCGAGGGCTTGCGCGGCTGAGCGCGGGCACCGCGGTCGCGTGCTGGCCCTGCGATGCGCACGGCAACAAGGTTCGACGCGGGACGGTGGGATAATGTCTGCCACAGAAGAACAGAAACAGATCATGAAAAACGGAGAGATTGCCGGGGCATCACGCGCCCTGTATGCGCTCACGGAAAGCATCCTGCGCGATCACGGAGAATGCGAAGCCCGAGACGCGCTGATTGCCGCGGCGCTGGATGCAGGCGTGATGCCACTTTTGAAAGAGCGCGTGGCTCGCATGACCACACCAAAGCGGCCTTGCACAGTAATTCGGGCCGGCTGGTCTAAAAATGTGCAGGCTTCCGAATAAATGTGCAGCGTGCGGGCCGGCTACTTGAGTGCCTTGAGCATGGCTCTCGCTTCATCCGCGCTGTCCGCGTCCTTCCATGACAGCCCGAGCCCGTCCGCTCGCCAGTAGATCACGCTGTACGTCGGCTTGTTCATCTGCGCCCATTCAGCGGCCTCTACCACCGCTCCGGCAATTTGACGCATGGCCAGGCAGCGGAAGAGAGGCGTGCGCCCGGCGTGCATGCGCTGGATTAGCCCGTGTAGCCGATGTTGATCGGCGTCCTCTAGGTCAAGTCGTGCAACGACGGCGGGCATGCGCTTGGCCTTGAGATTTGTCTCGGTCGCGAGTCGGTTCATGGTCTGTGTCCTCCTGCGACCAATGCTGGCGGACTCATGCGCGATTGTGAAATTTTGCGCACGACATTCGCATGTATCCGTCTGCAAATTTCATATCGTCATGCGTAAAACGCCACCGATGGCGTGCAAGCGCACCTCGGTTATGGTTCCCGCCGTGCCTACCGAGAAGGTGCCAGTACCGGAAACCGTCCCATGGCCTGAGCTTGGCTCGGGTCAAGCCGTGCGCTTGAAGTGGTCGCGCGATCGGCTCGGCTGGTCTCTGGCTGACTTGGCGTCTGCCTCGGGAGTCAGCATCCGCACGATTCGCGAGATCGAGAGCGGCAAGAAGGCCGGCACGTCCGCTGATGTCATGGCGGCGCTGGCGGATGCCCTGCGCGTGTCCAGGGGCTGGCTGGCGTTCGGAGGCTAATTTCGCGCGAGCTAAGGGCAGGCGGGGGCAATGAGCGCCGACTGCGACAATCGGCAGTAGCTGCGCAAAACTTGTTGTTTTTCCTCCTCATTTGAGGTAGAAAACCAACAAGTTTCAAGGAGTTACACAGTGAAGACCGTCGTGCACATTGACAGCATGGATGTCCAAGTCCGGCTAGCCCAACTCGGACTTCGCCTCGAATACCTACATGAAGCGCGTTCCTCTTCGTAATTGGCCCGATCAATTCACGGATCGGAACGCGGCACCCTTGCCCCTACGCACTAATCTTTTTTTGCTTGCCTTCGCTGGTAAAGTGTGGCAGTGAGGCCGCACCCTCGACGAGACCTTGCGCACCGGGCTGGATCGGTTTACCAGCGCCGGGACTCGCACGTAAGCCTTAGTCACCAGCGACGGAAGATAGACACTATGCAGGCCGCACAAAAACTCGCGACAAAAGCCCCATGCAAATCTCACAGACATGGGGCGCGAGCCGTGGGACGACGGGCAATCTCTGACGATGTGAGGACCGAGGTAGACCGCAGGCTGCAGACGGCTGCGCATCCAGACTGCAAGCAGATTGCTGGCGAGATGACCGCGGCGGGTCGTCCAGTGTCGACGGGGTACGTTTGGGGGCGTGCGCAGTACTTGCAGATTAAGCTTCGTGGCCGACCCGGCGGCAGACCAGCGGGCAGCAAAGACACGAAGCCGCGCAAGGAGCGCACCAACACGCTCTATAGCCAGAACCGTGACGAGGTTTTGCGCCTGTTGGCTGAGGGGATCAGCAACATGGCCGAGATTGCGCGCGAGTTGGGAATCTCGCCACAGTGGGCGCGCAAGCTGGCAGCGGCCATCACGCAGGATGAGATCAATGCGCTTCGCTCGTCGGCAGTAACAAAAAAATCTTAAAAATCGAAAAATAGTTGTTGCGCGGTCGCGGTTAGGTCGACTAGTGTTCTCTTCACGGAGGACACATGGACCGCGACTTGATCCGCTGCGAAGTTCACAGCCCGACTACTGAGCAGATTCGATTTGCCGCTTCGGTTGCTGTTGGATCCGACGAGCGCTTTCGTGCCAGCTACAGCCGTGCAGAGCGCACGGTGATCGTGGAGGCGGTGGGCACTGATCCACTGCCACGCAACCTATTTATGTCGCGAGAGCGCTGCGAGTTGAATCAGCAGCGTCCCGCGCGGTCTGCAGTGCTGTGGGGCGTCGAAGTCGGTCAGTGGTGGGAAGCGTCCTGGGCAGCTCTTGTAGAGCTGCAGCTAAGCGACGACTGGGCGGATCACGGCTGCGCAGATCCCGCTGGCCGGTACGAGATCACGACGCCGCAAGGATCAGTCAGCACCGGAAATCCGGCCGTTGCTGTCACGATTCACTCGGCGCTGCATCAGATCGGCGCGCGTCCTCGGTTGCGAGACCGCGGTGCGCCCGACCCCCGCGACGGCATCGACCGGATCGAGGGACCGCGGGTGCTTGTCGAGATCGACGGCTGCCATGTGCCCGTTGAGGCGAGGCCGTAGCCATGTCCCGCGTCTACCGCCGCACGATCGAAGGCTGGGACCTGGAGGGGAACGACGCGTGGGTGACGCCCATTGCTGGCCAAGTAGACGCGTTTGATCTGCTTAGCGACGACGAGCAGGACCGGATCGTGGCGCTGTTTGATGCGTCGCTGCCGGAAGAAGACGCAGTGATTGACGTGCTGCCCGGCGAGCGGGCGTACGAACGATGGAAAGCCGCGTAGGCGGCGCTTGATGATGATGCCCGCGTAGGGCGAGGAGAGGGAGATGAGCAAGACCGGATACACCGTGCGCGCCAAGGGCAAGAGCATCGTATTTAAGTCCCGCGGTGACTTTGATCTTCGGCGAGTGCCCGCATTGCAGGCGATGGGTCTAAGCCCGCCCGAAGGTGAACCAAGGGTAGATGAGGTACTTACCGCCCCGGCTAACTGTCCATGTGGTGCTCCATTGCCGTGGCACTTGGTCGCGATTGCGGACTCAGCGTACAGCCACGTTTGCCGATGCCGGAACGGCTACGCATGGCACGGTGCCGAACAACTGCGCTATCAGGGCAAGCGGGGCAACCCGTTCGCCTAGCCCCCAGGGCGCTCACTGCCCGGAATTGGGCGTGACGGCGGGAGAGACCGCGTTCAATGCCGCGTAGGCGGCGAGGAGAAACGATGCACAAGGTCATGGACGCGCGAGATGTCCTCTACACGGTGCGCGTGAACGCTATTACTGACAGCGACTCTCACGGGCGCATCCTGCGCAGCCTGGAGTACTGCGAGGGTGATGCAGAGGGCGAGCGCGACGAAGAAGAGGAAGCGATCGATTGGATTCCCGGCGCTCCGCCTGCGCTGTCGCATCTGCAGTGGGCGGCGCTGTGCATGTGGATCTGCGCGCCGGGAGGTCCGGGGTCGCCACACACGGATTCAGACGAAGACTAGCCGCGTAGGCGGCGGGAGGGTGAGATGTTCACGATTCAGATCACGTCCGAGATGATGAGCCGGCTCGATTTGCTGGCATCAAAGCGGACCGCGCAGCAGAAGGCGGAGGAGCGCGGGCAAGAGTTCGAGGTGGAATCTGGCAATGCGCAGGACACCTACGAGTGGGGCGTGCAGGACGGCGAGATCTATTTGGCTCAGGAACTCGTCGGCTGCATGAAAGTCATCGAGTCCCCCGCCCCCACCGCCGCGGGAGGGGAGTGATGTCTGCTGAGGCTCGTCGGCTCAAGAATGAGATCAACGAGTGCGTGCAAGGCGCAGACCTCGTCGATGCCTTGTCCGCACTGACGGTCGTTCTGTGCTGGTACGCCGTGAAGCACGGAATCACGAAGGAAGAAATGCAAACTCAAGTGGCTAGCGCATACGACGCAACGGATCGAGAGCTGGCCAAGTACCGACCGAGTTAGACCACTGACCCGCGGTGCGGGCGAAAGGGAGAGGGATGCGATACCCCGGTGAAATCGACCGCGCAGACTACGACGCGCATCCGGGCGTGAACTGGTCGACGCTGTCGAACCTACGCAAGAGCCCGTTGCACTATCAGCACGGGCTAGCGAACGCGCGCAAGGACACGACCGCGCTACGGAAGGGGAGCGCACTGCACACGCTGGTTTTTGAGCCAGAGACGTACGCGGAGCGGTTCACGGTCTACCGCGAGAGCAAGAACACGGGCGAGGGCTCAAAAACGAAGTGGGTCGCGTTTCAGGAGCAAGCGCGGGCTGATGGGCTAACGATCCTCGACCAGTCCGAAGAAGCAACCGCGCACGCGATGGCGGACGCGATCAGGAAGTCCGGCGCGGCACAGTACATCGCTCCCAGCCGCGGCCGTGCTGAGATTCCGTTGACGTGGACGGATGCCGAAACCGGAATCACATGCAAAGCGCGCCTTGATTGGGTCACGCTGACGGACTGCCCGCTGGATCTCAAGAGCACGCGGTCCGCCGAACTGCGCGCGTTTGGTCGTCAGGCGTGGCACTTCGGCTACTTCCATCAGGCAGCTTTTTACCGGGCAGGGTTGGCGACCGCGCTAGGCAAGGACCCTGGCAAATTGCCCTTTGTGATCATCGCCGTGGAATCCGAAGCGCCGCACGATGTGGCGGTGTTCGAGCCCGGCGACGAAGACATGTACGCGGCAGAGATCGAGGTCCGGGCACTGCTTGCAACCCTGGCTGAGTGCCGACGCGCGAACAGGTGGCCAGGGCGGTATCAGGGCGCGCAGATCTTGAAAGCGCCGGCCTACGTGCTCATGAGCGATGACGAAGAGTGGCAGACGACGGTTACAACGCAGGAGGGATGACCATGGCGCACTTCGAGGAACTGTATCCCGGTCGATTTTTGAAGGGACCGACGTTGTCGGAACCGCGAACGATCCGGATCCGAAAGTTGATAGGCGAGGCACTAGAGGGCGACGACGGTACAAAGAAGCCAAAAGCCATCCTGAAGTACGTGGGCAAGGATGGAGAGGGCGAGATGGTGTGCTGCAAAACAAACGCCATGCTGATCGCGCAGATGTTCGGCGCCGATCATACCAAGTGGGAAGGGAAGCTGATCACGCTGCACTTCGATCCAGAGGTACGCTTTGGGAATGAGAAGCCCGGCGGGATCCGCGTGCTTGGATCGCCGGAACTCACTAAGGCAATGACCGTCCGACTGAAGCGCCCGCGCCGGAAAAAAGAGGACGTGTTTTTGCTACAACCGACAGGCAAAGCAGCGCAGGCCAAGGCAGAGTCCGCCTCGACTGCCCCACCCGCTGCACCCGAGACCGACGCCGCCCGCTTTTATCGCCTGCTGACCGCAGCGCAGGACGTGGCCGCGCTGGACCGCGTCATGGACGACGCCCGCGCGACGCTCAAGGGCGCCGACCTGCACAGCGCTGAGCAGTACGCGGTTGACCGACGCGCCACGCTGGGAGCCTAGCCATGCCCGCAACCAAGCGACGGATCGCGCTGGACATCGTGGCGACGGACACGCATTGTGGGACCGACTGTCCGGCGTCGGGTGATGAGTTCGACGACTGCCTGTTTTACTTTGAGTCGCGCGAGTGGAATAGCGACATCCGCAAGCACAAGCGCCTCCCCGAGTGCATCGCGGCGGAGAAAGCGCAGGGAGGGGGCGGCAATGCGATGCCCTGATGGTAAGCCCCTAACCGCCGAAGAACGAGCCGAGATCGAAAAGTTTGGTGACTTTCTGCGCGACGTGCAAGCCGGAATGACCGAGCAAGCGGCATACGCACTGCACTACGGAGAGACCATCTTCGATGTGACCAAGAAAGCGAGCGAGCAACCATGAGCCAAACCCCACCCGAAGCCCTGCGCAAGATGGGCGTAGAGTTTGACAGTGCAGCCGGCCTGATTGCGCAAGTACTGCAGTCGCTAGAACTGTCCCGCATCGAGCGACTGGACCACTTGCGAGACATGATCAAGCGCAATCAGGCGCACCTGGCAGGCATCAAAGAAGAACTGCGCACCCTGCCCGAGCAGATCGCCAAGTGGGAAGCCGAGCGCGCGCGCCTGGAATCGCAGACAGGGCTTGTCCTGCTGCGGGCGGTGGTGGCTGAGCAGGAGGCGCCAAAGCCAGCGCCCTCAGAGGACCCCTCCGTCCCCGGTCTGCCCCCGCTGCGGCTGCGGGAGGTCTGGGCGGAGTGGGAGGATGAGGACGATCCGAGCCGGCAGATTGTCATCTTCAAGGGCGACACATACCGCTGGTCGTTCTGGCATGCGAAGGCGCCCGACAATGAAATCGGAGAGCGTCAGTTCTCGGGCATCTCCCTCCGCCCCCGCGGCAAGACGTGGAAAGAGGTCGAGGCGATGGCGGACGCGGCGGAGAAGCAGGGGGAGCTGGAGCCCCCCGCCCTCCTCGACCTGCGCACGCTCAAGGTCGGGACGGTGTGCGAGGCGATGGGGGAGATTACATGGGCCAATGAAGGCCGAATCCAGCATGGTCAGCGGTTCGTGATCGCTACACAAGAGGGCTTCGAATCGCAGTCGGAATATCCGGTGCTATTGGAGCGCGCAAACGAACGCGGCGACATGACGCAAGGCTGGTGTCGAGCGGAACAACCCGCCCGCGTCGTCGAGGTGCCGCGATGAGCAAGCAGAACGAAGCCCCGGAATCCCTCCGAGTCGCGGCGGATGCTCTACTGGAGGCGGCGCATCGCTACTGGCGCGAACTCGGCGCGGTCGCTGGTTCCCGTGCCGTCATTTGGCTAGAGGACACTGCAGGTCGCGTTGTGATCTTCACTCGCGGCGAGTATCGACAGCACCTGATGGAGAACATCGTACAACGCGGCTTGGAACTGCACTTCACTGAACTGCCGCCGAGAGAAGACGAAGAATGACCCTCGCTAACTACCTCGAAACCCCGCAGGCGCGGGAGGATGTGGGGCGGATGACACGGACCCTGAGTGCCGCGATCGGATCTCGATTTCGTTCATCCGCTGAGGGTCTATGGGTCGATGGCGCTCATGATGGGGCCTGGGTGCGCGTCGGGTATTGGGATTCAGAGGAGGACATGGTGTTGTGTTCCATCTACTACCGCCCCGACGGCGACCGCTTCGTGGTGACGGACTTGGGCGAGGGCGTGCGGGCAAGAGCGCTGCGCAACGGAGAAGTGGGCGGACCTATGCACAGCGACAGCCCGTGTCAGATCGCAGAAGCTGCATCGTGCATGCCGCGCGGAACTGGAGCCACAGGTTGATGCGGCTTTACCACGGCACCCCATGCGGCGCGTTTGAACGCAACCGCGACGTGTTCGCGCTGATGCACCTTTGCATGTCGTGGGCAGCGTATTCGGCCCGTGAGAATCGCCAGCGCACGGGCAGGCCAACCGCTAGTGCCGTGGCTCACGCGCTCACGTGTCAAATGCTGCTGTTAGACAATGGGGCGTTTTCAATCTGGAAGCTAGCACGAAAGCGCTGCGCCCCATTTCGTCTCAACACTGCCGCGATCTACGACTGGATGACATCGCTATGGGAACTGCGAGGCGGTCGAGATGTTGCGATCCTGCTGCCCGACGTGATCGAAGGCAGCGAGGCAGAAAACGACGCACTGTTATTGACGTGCCCCGAGCATCTGCGGCCGATTGCCTGGCCCGTGTGGCACGCAAACGAGAGCCTTGAAAGACTGGGGCGACTCGCGAACGACTACGGGCGCGTGGCCATCGGCGCAGCTGGGGAATACGTCGAGGTCCTCGGGGCTGCCTACTGCCGGCGTATGGACGAGGTCTTCAACCACCGAGAGGTCAGCTTCCGCGGAGTTGGCCTGCACATGCTGCGAGGGCTGCAACTCGCCGGAGGGCCATGGCCTTTCGAGAGCGCAGACAGTACCGACGTAGGTGTCAACTGGTCACAGACTCCACATCGCCTGATCACTGCGGTCAGCCGGTGGGAGCGGCGAGCGCGAGCAACTGCGACGACATGGCAACCAACGCGACATCGGATTTGCTGGGCAAGCACAGCGAAGGCGAATCGCAAACTCTTAGCGAGACAGGACGCATTTTGGCCAGTGGAGCCGCGCCAGATTGTTCGCAGAGAGCGCACGACCCGCAGAAAACAAACCACCACACGCGACCCAAAGACGCACGACCAAAGACAGAGAGCCTTATGGTCGGAAAGGACCCCATGATGCGCTACCTACTCGCCACCGTGTTGCTCTCGGGGTGTGCGGCGGTCGGAATCGAAGCTGGCGCCGAAGTGGCCGACCGCGTGCTTGGCGAGGTCACGCACGAAGCCGAGCACAACTGCATGTGTAAGCGCGACGGCAAGACGAAAGCCTGGTTTTGGTGCAACGAAGACGGCACGGCGAACCCAGACGGCGAGTATGCCTGCTGTTGGACGTGCGAGAAACAGTGCGGGCGGCTGCGCACGATGCCGAACCAGTCCAAGCCGCCCGTCCCCGTGCCTTTGCCGCCACGCTGCGACCTAGCGACGCACTGCAAGTCGAAGGAGTCCTGCGTTGTCGGCGAGCACGAGTGCTGCACGGCGTGTCATCAGGCGTGCCTAACAAGCGTGGCAAGCGAGGAGAGTGAATGAAACCCAACGGTCGGCGGCGGTGGCGGAAGTGGGCGAAGGGTCGGCGAGTCAAGATGCACGCCCACCATCGCGCGCTGTACACCGGAGCGCGGATGCGGAAAGCGCAGCCAATAGAACTTGCGCCCCTTCCCCCTCGCCCCTTTTCGCCCCGGTCTCTCGTCGGGATGTCGCAGGGATCGCGCAAGAGGGCAGCATGGGACCATGCGGCAACCATGCACGTTCTGCGTGACCACTCTGACCCAGACCAGTTGATAAATCCAGAAGTGGATGCAGAGCAGGAGCGGAGATGGTCTGAGAACCTAAAAGCCGCTCGCCGCCACTACCGCATTGGCGAGCGCTTGCGACCGTGCCAGGGGTGTGCGGCGTGTCTCGTCTGCATCGCCTGCGAAAACGGCACATGCAAGCGCCGGCACCTAAAGAATCAACACTGCGACGGCTCCGGCGTGCTGCCGGCGAGGAAATCATGAACAAGCACCCCATGCAGAGGATCGAGTTCGATGATCGCGGCGTGATTCGATTCCGCGCGAACAAGATCATTAAAGACCTGATCGACTCCGGCGCCATCGATCTGAACAAGATCGCGCTAGCCGAATACGATCAAGCGGACGAGATGCAGTTTTATCAACTTACTGGCTACAGCGTGAGGGGCTACGGAGGACTGCCCTTTGTGTCTAAGGATGTCGCGCGCCTTGCTAACCGACGCGCTGACCAACTGACGCAGCAGCAAGAGGAGCGGCCCGAGGAAAAAAGCCCAGTACTGACAATTACAGCAAAAGACGGAAGAGTCTGGACGACTGAGCGACCTACTGAAAACGGGTGCTACTGGCTCCGTCTGACGCAGGTACAACATCAAGATTTAACTGACGGATACCCGCTTGCTGTGCCTGTCTGCCTGCAGGCAATAGTACTGGATGGCTGGGTGCATGCAGATCCGCTCAACACCACGCTTGATATCGGCGAGCCTAACCCGTGGCTGGATGGCGCCTTGTGGTCCAAGTCCGATACACCAGCAGACCCGCTTGATGGGTAAACCCAGGCAAAGAACTTGCAGCCGAGCCTGCCAGGCCAATAGACTAAATCCATGACAAAAGCCGAGCAGCAGGCAATCGAAGACCGCGTTTACCAGCGCGTGCTGCGTGATCTGGCCACCGCCCTGCAGACTGCGATACAGCCCCCCCGAAAATCGCGAACCGTCGACATTTTGTGCTTGCAACGGGGACAGACTTGCGGCAGACGGGAGAAATGATGCGAGCCTGCTTTGCTCTGTGCCTGCCCCTGCTGCTGACCGCGTGTGTGACGGATGCCGAGGACCGGCGCCGCGAGAATGAGGGTCTACGAATCCTCAATCTGATCGCGACCGAGACGCTGACAAAGCCGGCAATCCCACAGCCTGACGAGCCCGCCCCACCAGCGCAACTCACGGTGACACCCACCTGCGCCGCGCTGATCGAGGAGATTTCGCGTACCGCCCCGCTGTGCGTGCTGGAGGAGGCCGACACCGACCGGCAAAAGATCAACTGCACCCCGCAGACCTGCCCCCAGTGCGCCAAGATGGTCGCCGCGCGCGACGCAGCCAAGGCGGCGGGGTGTATATGATGGGCCTCTACGAAGTCACAAACGGCTTCATTGGCGAAAGCTACGTGCGCTGCTTGATCGTGGCAGATAGCCCGGAGCAGGCGATTGAACTTGCCAAGCCCAAATACGCAGCGAAAGCAGCCGGACGCGACAACTACTACGGTGGCCTGAACGCTGAATGCCTTTGCCCGGATGTCAGTCAACCTTGGGCTGGCGAGGTCACGGACGGATGAGACGCCTTTCAATCATGTCGGCTCTCGCGGTGGCAGCGCTTGCGGACGCGCCAAGCGTGCGCGCACAAGTGGTGGCGAGGCAACGCCACGAAGAAAACCTCTTGCGCTGTCGGGTGTTGGCGCAGATCTTGCGGATGCCGGCCGACGAGGTACAAAGACAGGCCGCGGAGTTAGATTGGGGCATGCACGCGCTGCAGCGGAAGTTAGAAGGTCCGCCAAAACGGTTTACGGAAACTGAGTTTCAGGCTCTGCCGCGCGCACCGGGTCAGACGGGGACGCTGCGCATCCAAGGCGTCGAGATCCCGGTAGATCCGCAGCGAGATACGGCCGTGGATATCTCAATTCGGGCTGCGCAACTCGGGATTCGGCTGGAAGTGTCTGGTGAGGATTTGATTTTGCGGAGTGGGCGCCCTGCATCGGTTGGCGAGTTACAGCAAGCGCGTGCGCTTTGGCATCACAATCTGCCCAGGGCGTAGAGCCGCGAGATGTGCGCGGACGGGCGCAACGGGCCTGCATTGATCACCGGAGGGTGTCGCTTTTGCTAAGAGACTCGGAGCCCAAAGAGCTGACCTGTCTGCCAAAGGCTTGAGAAATGCAGAACAGCGCGACTAAAAAGCAGAGCGTCGAAGAGTGGCTGGCGCAGGGGAATCAGGTGCAGCGTGTCCCCAGAGGAGCCACAAGCCCACGCGACCCGATGTCACAGGAGTGGCTATGGTGGAAACGCAAGGGCGAGCCAACCAAGGGAGAGCGACAAAGCCGACTGGAGGTTGCGGTACGGAAGCTTGGATGGACCAAGGTCGCGCTGGCAAGGAAACTGTGCATCGCGCAATGCACGCTCTCGCACTATCTATTAGGACGCAGGAAGGTCCCGCTTGATGTGCTGTATGAGGTCGAGCGTCTGGTCAAGGAACGCCCGGCAAAGCGCGAGCGGAGCGAGTAAGACCTAGAGAGGTCTAACAGCGTAGCGCCTTAGACGCCCCGCACTGCGCACGTCCCCGCCCTCTGGGCTAGCGCGAAACTTGGAAAACGTCAAGAATAACCCAACACTGCGTCGGGGATGGGAACGATGAGTCAAGAACAGCCGCCAAATCGCACAGGCGCCCGGATGCTCTCGGCAGCCCAAAAACAGGTGAAAGCCTTGCGGCTGCGCCAGAAGGGCCACAGCTATCGGCAGATCGCGGAAGCCTTGGGCATCGTGCCGTCCGCTGCCTATCGCATGGTCAGCGCAGCTTTGGCTGAGATCCGCGCCGAGTGCAAAGAGGAAGCGATCGAACTTCGCGAGATCGAGATCGCGAAACTAGACGCTGCCGAGAAAGAAGCGTGGAAGCGTATGCGGGGCGCTGACGATGCAGACGCGGCGAAGTTGCTCAACACAATCAAGGCAATCAGCGAGAGCCGACGGAAGCTGACGGGCCTGGATGCACCCGTGAAGGTCGAGCACACCGGCAAGCTCTACACCGTTGCCGCTGCGAGCCCGGATTGTGTAGAGTGGGCCACGCCGCTAGGCCAGGCGGCGGAAAGGGCCAAAGATGAAACGCAAGACCAAGGCGGCGCCGTGTCTGGCGCTGCTGATGCTGATGTTCCTGGGCTGCGGGGAGGGCAGTCCATGGAATAGGGATTTCGGTGCATGCGTGCCTTGTCCGGCGGATATGAGCCCGCCTGCGATCAAGGACGCGTGCGGCGTGGACTACTGCCGGTACGACTATGCGGCGCGGGGCTATTGTTGCGGGCGCTTCTATCCGCGCGTGGATGGGGGAACGCGATGACTCGCGGGCTCGTGCGCGTGAGGATGGGTCAGCCCGCGGGATCGCCGAGATAGCGATGCCGGTTCCGTTCAGTCCCCTGCCGTGGCAGTTGGAGCCATGGCGCGACAAGCGCCCCACGCTAGTCCTAGCTGGGACCGCCGGCACAGGCAAGAGCTCGCTCGCCTACGAGAAGGTCAACGCCTACTGCATGCGTTTTCCGGGGGCGCTGGGGATCGTTGTGCGGAAGTACGCCGAGAGCTTGAAAAACAGCGTGATCCCGGCGTTTGAGCAGATCTGCGACGAGCGCGTTGTGCATGCGCAGAGCAAGAGCCGTTTCGAGTATCCAAATGGCAGCGTCATCGTCTACGGGGGGATGAAGGACGAAAAGCAGCGGCAGAAGCTGCGCAGCATCGGCAACCTGACCAGCGGCGCCGATATCGCGCTGATGGAAGAGGCAAACGCATTCAGCCCAGATGATTTCGACGAGTTATCGGGCCGCATGCGCGGCAAGGCGGGGCCCTGGACGCAGGTGATTCTGGCGACAAACCCCGACGCGGAACGGCACTGGATCAATCAGCGCTTCATCCGCCCGAGCCTCTCCGGCCTGCTGCACGATGTCGGTGTGTATCAACCGACGCTCGACGATAACCCCACGCTGCGCGCGGACTATGTGGCCCGCTTGGACGGGCTGCGAGGCGTGATGCGCGAAAGGCTGCGATTTGGCCGCTGGCGCAATGCAGAGGGCGCGATCTATTCCGAGGTCTGGGATCCGTCGCGCCACATCGTCGAGCCGTTTGCGATCCCGGACGACTGGCGGCGCATCCGGGCCACGGACTTCGGATTTGTGCATGCGCGCGTGGTGCTGTGGATCGCCATCGACGGAGACGGCTGCATGTACGTCTATCGGCAGACCTACCAGACCAGGCAGAAGGCCAGCGACAGCGGACGCGAGATCATCCGCCTGACCAACCGGGAGCGCATCGAAGCTACGATCTGTGATCATGATGCGGATGAGCGCGCCGAACTCGAAGACTGCGGCATTCCTACCACACCAGCGAACAAGCAAGTGATGCGCGGGATCCAGTTGGTCATGCAGCGCTTGGAGACCGACCGGCTGAAGTTCTTTCGCGGGTGCCTGGTGCGGGAAGATGACTCCCTGCGCCAAGCCTACAAGCCATGTAGCACCGAAGAGGAGTTCGAGGTCTACAGCTACGCCAAGGGCGCCGATGGGGTGGTCCTCAAAGAGCAGCCTATCAAGGAGAACGACCACGGCATGGACACGATCCGCTATGCTGTGATGTACGAAGACCGCAATCTTCTAGACCCTGCCGGCAGTGACCTCGACGCCATCAAGCGCGAGACGCGCCGAGCGCAGGCTGAACTAGGCAGCGGGCGAATGATGGCCCCGCAGCGAACCAGCATTCTTGGCGGCGGTGGCCGCTGGCGACCATAGGAGAAGCGATGAGCAAGCGACCGAACGATCGAAAAGGTGAGATTCCTCAGGACCGCGCGGCGGAGAGAACGGCAAGCAACAGCGAGACCGCACCGCATAGCGGCTCCGACACAGCGGCAGAGCAGCGACAGACCGTGTTGGAACTACTGCAACGAGGGCTTGTCGATGATGCCCTGGTCCTGTGTGAGCGGCTGGCGCGTGAATACCCACCGCTGGCCGCGGGCAACATCATCGGCACGAACAACTGTCCGCTCATGCCACAAGGCACGGCGGTGAATGATTTCGTCGACCTCTGGAAACTGCGATTTTTGAGCGGAGACAGTCTGACGCAAGACCGCATGCGCAAGTTAGCGCCCTGGCTCTATGGTCAGGGTGTGGCGCCCTTGAGTGAACTGCCGCACGATCTGGGGAATCCAGTACTGATACCGCAAGAGCCCGTCGCCAAACCGCAGCCAGACCGAGACAGCAGTGTTCCCGCGGCCCTGGCCAGCCTCTGGCGCGCGATGCTGGCGCTTCCAACCGGACATCCAGCGCTGCGGAGCTTGCAGAAGTGCGAAGACGCCGGTTCAGCAGAAGCGGTGCCAATGCTGAAGATGTGCGCGGCGGCCCTGCGGCTGATGCACTTGAATGCCTCTGCGGAACACGTCGAGCGGGCCATGGAACTACTCAGCGAGCTTCGCTCTGCGGCCACCTAGAGCAAGTGGCTGTCCAGCTTCCAGATCAGCTTATCAAGGCCCTCTTGAAGCGTCAGCAGTAGGTTTGCGCTGACCTGGTCCCCTTCCGCTAGTAGATCCGTAATCGCGTCCAACTGCAGCTTGGCAAGCTGCGAAGCCGCGGCGCTGATTTGGCCAACCAGGGCCAAGCCAGCGCGCTCGGTCACTGCAAAGACGGGCAGGTCACGCGAAGGCACGCCGTCAAGCTGCGCGATCCGCTCTGCGATGGTGTCAGCGGCCCCCTGCGCGCTGTCGGCTACTTCGCTGAACAACGCATGCAGAGGGGCAAACTGCGGACCTCGGACGATCCAGTGCGCTTGCTTGGCGGCAAGGTACAGTGCGACCTGATGCACGAGCACGGGCTGTAAAAGGGTGACGTAGAGCTTCGGGCTTTTTGCTGTGATGGGCATGCGGGCAGTATGCACGACCGGAGCGGACTGGGATAGACTGGCGGGCGAGGAGAACAAGGGCCAATGGAAAACAAACTCGGAATCAGGACGGCGGAAGTTGTGCACATCGCAAGCGAGACGCCCCCGCCGCCACGCAACACGCCCGATTACTTTTTGTGGGTGATCCAGAATCAGGCTAGCGTCGTTGTTCTGCCACCACTGCCGGAAAACGTGCTCCAGATCCGGAGGCGGAGGTGCTGTTTCAGCGCCAAGAGCCGCGCGGCGCCAATTAACGACCCACCCGCTAGGCTTCCGCTGGCAGAAGCAGCAGGCCGTCAGCCTTGCCGGCGCCAATCAGCGCCAGCGTCACATTGCGGGGCGCGTGCAGGTTCTGCGCGACAGTGGACGGCAGCGGCAACGCGATCCACTCCCAGGCGTCGACCTCTTGATCGGGATCGTGCAGCGTGGCGGGCGCTGTAGCCACGCCATCTGCGCGGTAGGCGTGGATCAGGTACGCGCCTGCTTGTCCGCTGCCGATGTGCCGCAGCGGGGCGCTGACGGTGGCCTCTTCCCAGAGTTCCCGGATCGCGGCAGCGTGCGGCGCCTCGCCCGGCTCAAGATGCCCACCGGGGAGTGTCCACTTGCCAGAGTCCCGCCGCTTGCCCATGAGCAGCCGGCCAGCGCCATCAAACACAGCGACCGATGCGATCGCGGTCAGGTCGCGCGTGCGCTGGCTGGACCCGCGTGTCCCCAGGCGGGGCGCTAGGCTGTGCTCTGGCTCCGGCGCTGTGAGCAAATCCAGCGGATCGCCATCCAGCAGTGCCAGCCTAGCGCCGATGGTGCGCGCCTCAGACTCGCTCAGCGACCCCTTGATCTTGGCGGCGGTGTCCTCGCTCCACTTGCGCCCGCGCCCATCGCCCAGATCTCCCCAGAGGCCCCAGGCAATGCGGCCGTTGCTCGGCTTGCGCAGATCCTTCCACTGCACGTGGCTGCGGTCGCCCTCGTGTCGTGGCCAATAGCGGGCAATGTGCAGCACGTCGGCGCGCGACAGGCGACCGCGGACAATCTTGCGAGCCATCGAGCGGCCCACCTCAGTCCCCCCACGGCGGAACTCGTGAACCCACCCAAGCGACCGGCGCGCGGCGCGCTTCATATGCTCCGGCGGATCGTAGTGCTCCTCTGCTGCAAGCTCGGCAGCATCGTTCTCGTCGTAGGTGTCTTCTCCGTCGAGTAGCGGGATTCCCGCGCGCTCCATCGCCTCCACGATGTCGACCGTCTGCCAGAACTTAGCGGCAGCGTCGGGAGGAGCCTTTTCCAGCGCCTTGACAAAGGTGCCGAACGCCTGACCGAACTGCGCAGCGCGCACGCCGGCCTGCATCTTGTCCTCTGGATCGGTCTTGTCGAACACCAGCGACCAAGAGCAGTCAGCCGGAAGCGCGCCATTCAGCTCTGGCCAGTCGGCGGAATCGCTGCCAAAGTTGGCCCGAGCCCACGTTTTGCTGATGTCTTCGCACCCCGTCTGGACCTTCTGCAAATAACTGAACGCCCGGCGACGCAGAAGCTTCATCGCCTCCCGCATCGCAGCCAGAGAGCCGCCCTTGACGGACTGCAGCAGGTTGTGGCCAAGGATAATGATCGCCGCGCGCTCGTCGAAGCGCGCTAGCAGATCCTGCATCGTCTGGTAGCCCTGCGCGTCGACCTGCACGTATTTCAGATCGTACCCGCGCCCATGGTCGACATCTTGCGGGCTGACGATCATATCGCCCCCGCGCATCGCGTCTTCTTTGCTGTACAGCCGCTGTGCTTCGATGCTCTCGCGCATCACCCGCGGGATAATTCGGTTTTTGATGGGCTGGGCAAACTTGTCGTTGAAGTTGGCCCACAAATCGTCGCCGGTGATGATCTGCCAGTAGGCAAAGGCCAAGCGGCGGATCATGCCCTTTAGCCAAGGCCGCGTGCCACCGAGCGAGAATACTACCCACTCGCGCCCATCGTTGCTGATGTACTCAATGCCGCGGTCTTGCGATAGCCCCTGATAGCGCCACAGATCCTGACGCCACATCAGATTGGAGTGCGTCCACGGGATCAGACGCGGCTCGCGCTGGCCACTGCGCCAAGTCCATTGAATCCGGCAGACCTGAAAGCCAAACACGGCCACACGCTCAACAATCTCGGCGAGAACTTCGTCAGGCAGCACCGCCTGCCAGTTGCGCGCAAGTTCATCGGTGAACTGATGCAACTCGTCCGGCGCCTGCTTTGGGCACTGCAGCGAGTGCGGAAAGTCGCACGCCGTCTCGGTCAGCATCTGCAGCGCCGACCCGATCAGGCCATCCTTCTTGAGTGCGTGATAGAACTGCTCCGACAACTGGAAGTTCCCGATGTCGTGCGCATCAAGCATCTGCATGATGGCCTTAGCGTCCCATCCAGTGAATGGGTAGATCGGGAACGCCTCGCGCCTTGACTCAAAGTCCGCAGGCGTGAGCGGATCAAGTTCACGGGGGGCCGGTGCAGGGGGAATAGAGGGGCGCGTGCGGAACACCGCAAGAAAGCGGTCCATCAAGCTGGGCTGAGCCATGCGGGCACTTTGCCGGCTCGACGGAGAATGCCCAAACTGTGCTAACCCTGGTCAGCCATGGCTGACGCAGTGGTGACGAGTCAAGCAGCGCGTCGTGCTCGACGGAGATTGCGAGGAATCCGCGGGTATTCGATGCGCATTTTTGTGCAGAACTCCTCGATCGCCTTGTCGAGAACCTGCTGATCTGTGGGCGCAAAACCAAGACTGCGTGCGGCGTGCCGCTTGGCTGCGTTATATGCCTCCAGTTGCTCCTCGCTGAGGCGGCAGCAGACCTGCCAGCGTTTACGGCGGATCGGGGCTCTGACTTGGGTGGGCTGTGCGTGCTGTGCCATGGCCGCACAGCGTAACACAGGCTAGCCAAGATAGCACCAGTGCGCGCAAGCCTGCAGCGTGGCGGGGTGAGCAGCGAGGCCAGCACGCGAGCGCATACGGGCCCGGTCCCATTCGCCAGCTATCCGGTACACAAAACCGAATCCTGGGATGGGGATGGGGCGCGCATGCGCCTACGTAAGCACGCCTCCTCGGACGGATCAGGCGAATGGGACAAGGTCGACCGCGCCACATATGCGCGCGGCTTTGCTTATGTGGCCGGCGACGGCGAAAAACCCAGTGACTACAAACTGCCGCATCATGACGTGGTAGACGGCAAGATTGTCACGGTGCCTGCCGGTGTGGAGGCGGCCATCGGCGCAGCCAGTGGTGCGCGCGGCGGAGCAGGCATCCCAGACAGCGAGATGTCCGCAGCGCGGGCGCACCTGGGCAAAGAGTCCGAGCATGCGCTTGACCGCCCGGCGCCATGGGACCGCAAGGAACTATCTGCCGGCCCTGTGTTGGTCCAGCAGGAGCAGGTCACTGACCTTGCCCTACTAGAGGCCAACGATATGCCGATGCCCCTGCTTCCGCGCATTGGCGGAGAACCACCCAAGCGGCTATTGGCGTTCAAGTGGGGCGCCAACCCGACGACCAAGGGCACGCTTCACCTGACGCCGGAGGGCGCGCAGCGCTTTATGGCGACCTATGCCGCCCGCGGCGTGCGCCTGTGCTTTGACTACTACCACGCCAGCTACAACCCCGCCGTCGCGCCGTCAGAGCGCAAAGCGGCGGGAACCTGCGTGCCCGCCTTGGCGGACGATGGCCTCTGGTACGAGGACATCCACTGGACGCCGCCGGCTGCAAAGGCAATCCGCGACGGAGAATGGCCGTACTTTTCTCCTGCCGTGCTGCACGACAAGGCCGGCGTGATCGTTGAACTCAAAAACCCCGGTCTTGTGATCGACCCCGGCACCGTCAATGCACGGCCGGTCGTCCTGGACCACGCCACCCCAAAAGGTGAACCAATGGCTGACAAGAAGCGGCTGACGCTTGATGCGTACAGCGCAGGGCAGGGCTTTTTGCGCGCGTGCCAGGCAATGGCCGACACGGACGGCGCAGACAAAGAACTGGGCAACCGCATGACCGGCATGGCTGCTGAGATGCTGGCGAGCATGGCCGGGCACATGAAGCAGGCCGGCTACATGAGCGAAGGCGAGGCGGAAGCCACCGCCAGCAAGTCCAAGCGGGATCGCGTCGCGGACCGCATGCTTGCAACCCTGGAAGCCCAGTTGGGCGAGACCGATCCAGACCGACTGGAAGGGCGCCTGATGGCGCGCTTGATGGCCCCCGCTGCAGCCGCCGCGCCAAGCGCCGCCGACGATCGAGCCGTCAAGGTCATGCTCCTGGATGCCTACGCCAACCGCTATCCCGCGGCGAAACGTGGCGACCTTGAGGCCCTCTCGCTGGCCGCCTTGGCGTCCTGCCTGCAGGCTTCAACGGAAATCACCACCACTGCCGTTGTCCGCGAAGCCGCTCAGGTGCCCCCGACGGTGGCGCAACTGCAAAAGGATCTCGCCCAGATGCCCAGCCCAACGGCACCTGCTGCCGCGTCCAGCGCGCAGCCCACCACCCTTGCAGCCTGCGATGATCGGCAGCGCCGCCGCGTCCAGATGTACGTCGAAGCGGAGCGAAAAGCCTTTGCCGCGGCGGGCGTGGCCTTTGATGAGGCCCGCGCCACAGATGAAGGGCTGATGCTGCTGTCGGACACACTGCCGGACGACGCCACACAGATCCGCCACAACCCGCTGCCCTTCGCGGCGACGTATCAGGAGTAAGCGACCATGGCCGCTCTCACGCAAGACATCGTCCGTCCGTATTGGTCGCTGCCCGAGGTGGCGCCGAACGACATCCACACCCAGAAGCAGAACACGATCATCTATCAGGGCGCCGTGGCCGTTCAGGTCGCCGGCAAGGCCCAGCCCGCCGCTTCCGGCGTCGTCGGCCAAACCATTCTGGGTGTCGCAATCAAGCACAGCGAAGCGCCCTCGACCGGCGATGTCGTCTATGCCGATCCGGATGCGCTGGTATTCCACCGGGGCGCCTTCTACTTCGACATGCTGGCCGGCGACCTGCCGACCGAAGCTCTCATTGGCAAGCCGGTCTATTTCGCCGACGACAACACCGTCAAAGCGACCGCAGCCGCAAACGATGTCAGCGGCACGCTGCGCAAGATCGTTGACGGTCAGGCCGTGGTGGAGATCTAACCATGCCCAACTCGCTCACGCAGATGGTCGGCCCAAACGCCGACATCGACTTCTACTTCACCTCGGTCAACAAGGCGTATCAGCGTGCCCTGGCCGGCAACAACCGCGCGCTGTATAGCCAGTTTGCCTATGTCCCCCCCGCGGGCGTCATGGCGCAACAGGAACGCGTACCCGTGCTGGATGGCAAGGGAAACACGGTCATGGGTCGTCGGGTCAAGTTCCCGATCAACCTCGCCGCGTCCCCCCCGCAGCAGTGGAACGCTGGCGACCCGCGCCCCGTCGAGCCGTTCAGCTCGATCGAAGTCGCGGTCGACCTCAAGCGCTACTGCGTGCCCAGCAAGCGCGAAGAGTGGGACACCTGGAATCAAGACCTGTTCGGGATCATCCAGGCGCAGCTGCCGCAGATGATGGACCGCTCGTTGATCCTGTGGGATTGGCTCGTCGCGTCGACCCTGGTCGAAAACGCGATCTGGACCCCGGACGGCCGCAAGTTTTTCACGCCGTCGACCGCGCAGCATCAGGCGAACCCCGCCAAGCCCGGCGTCGGCATCTACTACAACGACGTGTCCATCACGGCGATCGATCAGGAAAATGTCCGCGCGATGCTGTCGCTGTTGGAGAACGTGCCGGGCCCTGACGGGTTGCCACTCGACACCGACGACGTGCAGATGATGTTCCTGGCGCCCACGGCGGACATGGAAGTCCAACTGCTGAACGTCCTGAATGCGGATATCGCTGCGGTTCCGGTCGGAACCAACGCCGCCGCCAGTCAGACCAACCAGCTAAAGGGCCGAGCGCAGGTCAAGCTGTTTAAGCAGCTGGCCCGCACCAAGCAAGCGCCAATCTTCGGTGTGACGCCGCAGGACCGCGGCAAGGTCGGCTATCTGCTGGCCGTGCCGCGCGGCGAGGATCGCCCGATCGCTGTCGTTCCAGCCCGGCAGCCCACGCCCTACTACACGGGCCTGAATGGCAGCGACCATCTGCGGGCAACGCAGGGCGCGATCGAGTTCGGATGGGATGCCTTCGGCAACGCCAAGCTGATGATCCCCGCCCGCGCGCTGCGCTTCACCGTCCAGCCGTCCTAAGCGGACACGACAGGGGCCCATGTCGAGTTTCACTCCTGCGCGCCTTGCGGTCATTCCGCTAGCCAGCCTTCCGCCGGCAGGTAGTCCGCCAAGTGCGATCGATGCGGTCGTGAGCGCAAGCACTGCGCCGCGACGCATCGAAAAGCGCAATGGCTACAACTCGCTGGAAGTTGCCATCGATCCGGGCGAGCTGGCCTACACCGCCAGCGGAAGCGGCTCGTATGCGGTCTATCGCTATTGGCAAGAGCGCCAGGCGTGGCTACCGGAAGGGCCTCGCGGCGCAACGCCATTCACGATTGACTTTGGAGCAGCGCCCGCCGGCATTGTGCCCGCCCGCATCTCGACCGCCACACAGCCATGCTACTTGGCGATTGTGCTGGTCGGCGGCGCGGGTGTGCAAATCGGCGGCGATCTCGCCGATGCATTGATCCTTGAGCAGCACCGCTAGCGCGAGTGAGCAATGGTCATCACGGATCCCACATACATCACGCCGACGGAACTTCTCTGGCGCGCCCCGCTTGGGGCAATCACGCGCGCCGAAATTCCAGGGCCTGGTCTGTGTGGGACGCTCTCGGCGCTCGTTGCGCCGCTGGGCGCGGTTGGCAGTATCAAACTCGGCGGATATCCGATCGATGCACGGAATTTCGTGCTTGAGGTCGTCGAGACCGGCGATCTGGGGACCGCCGTGTTCCGCTTCAGTGATGATGGTGGCACCACGTGGCAAAACCCGGTGCAGACGGTCCCGAACGAGTATCAGAACAGCCGCTTCGATTACGAACTGCCGCTGCAGGGTGTGCAGATTCAAGCCTTCAATGGCCTGACCTCGCCATCTTTCGTGGCGGGCCAGCAGTGGACGTGGAGCACGACCGCGAGCCCGCTCTTGCTGGGAGTCTGCGATGAGATCAGCGCGCTGTTCCGCAAGTGGGCCTACAACCAAGGCAAGCCGATCGCGGACATTGATGCGGCAGATCGGGCTCACATCTGCTACGTGGGCCGAGTTCGTCTAGTTGCTGGCCGCGGTGTCGTGCCGGATGAGTGGCGCTTCCTGTACGCAGAGGCGCAAAAACTGATGCGCGCAGAAGCTGATGGCGATGCGCGCCTCAACAGCAGCCCGGACCCAGATGGGTCCGTGTTCCCCGATTACGAACGAAAGCGAGATCCCTTCCGTGGGGTCTGGAGGCACTAGCTATGAGTCACGCTTTTTCGATCAACTGCCCCGTCGGTGGAAGCAACTACATCAGCCTTGCGCCGATGCTGAACAATGGCAATTTTCAGAATGCCGCTATCTATCGCGCTGGCCGCGTGCGCGTCTCGCTGGCGGGCATATCAAACGGCACCACCGCGCCAAACGGCCTGCAGGCCATGGTGCGTCTGGTTACGCTCGACGCTGCACCAACCAATCCGGGACCAACGATGCTAATCCCCAGCATGGCAGGAACCCCGGTGAACTCGGTGATTCTCAGCACCCTGAGTGGCCAGACCGCGCTTGAGGTGGGCCAGCCTTATCAAAAGGGCTTTAGTGCGGACGCGCAGGGCAAAGCGGTTGGCACGCACCTTTTGTGCGAGGGCCTGACCGCCGACACCAACGGGAACATCTGGCTGAACGTCGAGGTCGACTAGGCCAGCGCCATGCCGCGCGGAACCGACCTACAGCGCTTGCGCTCGCGCTGCATCACGGCAGAGCGCCGCGTGATGCAGGGCTGCGCGCGTGCATTGGTTCCGGTGCTATCCGCGGAGCTTGATCGCGAGTTTCGGCAGGGCGTCGACATCAACGGCAAGCCATTTCTGCCGCCCAAGGATGGGCATGTGCCACCGATGGTGCGCAGCGGGACTCTGCGCCGGTCCATCACGGTCAGCGCGCGAGCGTCTCTGCGTGGGTGGGTTGTCCGACTTCAAAGTGACACTGATTACGATCACTTCCTGCGAGACGGAACCAGCCGCATGCAGGCGCGGCGGTTCATGCCGCGTCCCGGCGATCCCGTGCCGCCGGCCATGGATGCTCTGATCCTGCGAACGGCGCAAAGAGTCGTCGAGAAAGAGGCCCGCCCATGAGCCTGATGCGTCCAGATTGGATCCACAGTTGGGCCGAGATGCAGCGGCAGATCAGCGCGGACCTTGTGCAGCGTCTGAACAGCGACAAGCAGCCCGCTGGCCTGTGGAAAATTGACGAAACCCAGCTGGGTCTATCGCGTCCCGGTGGGCAGCGGATCATCTGGGTGATCGAGGGCGGCAGCATCGCGCGTGGTCATCAAGCGCATGGTCCAATCATGCCAGCAGGTTGCGTGGCAATCCGGCGTTTGAAGATAAGCGCGGAGATCCGCACCCCGGCAATCCAGCAAGCCGGCATCGATGTCCGCACACTGGAAGCGACGGAAGAAGTCTTGCGTGCTGTGATCATCACAGTGAACAAGTATCGGCCCGCAGACTACGACGTAGACGAACAAGAGGAATCATGGGTCGACTTCAACGAAAACCCAGCCCAGCGGGAGATCATCTGCCGGTACCGCTGGACGCTGGAATGTCTAGTCCTGGGGGACCCGCATCTAACAAAGCCGATCAACCAGATCGATGCGACGGGGGAGATTGTGCAGCCATGAGCGATTTGGCCGAACCGACCGAACCACGCACGCCGACAGCGCCCGCCGGGGCACCGCCAGCGACAGACAGCCCGCCCTCCTCGCCGCTTCCGGTCATGCCAGGGCTTGCGGGACCAGTTTATGCGCCCCCCAAGGGGTCGACCCAACCAGAGGCAGGCAGTATTGCGGCTCACTGCATCGCTCACAAAGCGCCGGCCTGGATGCATGCCGCGCTGAGCGCCGAATACCCGATCGGCCAGACCTTCACGGCGCCCGAATTTATCACCGCGGTCCGTCGGATCGCTGGCTACACCCTGGGGAGATAACCGATGCCTTCGGTCCCGTCATCAAACCTGCAGGCCGTCAACAACCTGTCCGGCAATGTGCCGGAGAGCCCAGCGCAGTCCGGCCTTGTGATCGGCCCCACTCAGCTCGGCACGCCGCTGCAGATCATCCGGGCGGACTCGATCAGCACCGTGGTCAGTGAATTCGGCGGAGGCCCCGGCAGTGAGTACGCCGGCACAGCGCTTGCCGAAACCGGCCACGGCATCCTGTATCAAATCAAGACCGCGACTTCCAATGCCGGCACCGTCGGAGCCGTCACCAAGACGGTCGGCGCAGTGCTTGGGGCGGATGTCAGTGCGTTTGGCGCGATCCTGGTGCCCGGCGCCGACTTCAATGGCGACGTTCTGTTCATCGGCAAGCAGGCCGGCGCAGAGCTTGAGATCGTCACCGGCATGGCCACGGCCACCTTGGTCACTGGCCTGCATGTCAAACTGACCGTGACCGCCGCCACGACCGGCACGCAGTTGGCAGCCCTGATCACAGGCGTCCCGGCGGCGCTTGCGCTGTTCTCGGCGGTCGCGCAAGGCACTGGCGCCAGCGTGTGCGGCCAGACGCTTGCCACCACCAGCGAGACCGCCGGGCGCATCGTCCTGAATGCCCTCACCACGGGCATGAGCTACGAAAACATCATCACCGGGCCGCACCCGCATGCCCGCGTGGTGTCGCTGGTGGGCGGCACGACGATCCATGTCGAGCCCGATACCAACGCCAACGGCGAGCCAACCACGACCGCAATCGTGCTGCAAAGCGACTTGGTGACCCTGGCGGCCAACAACCCCGGAAAGTTCACCAGCACGCTGGCAGGATCCGGCTCTGGCCTCGCTGGACCAAAGGTCAACACCGCGCTTCCGTTTGGCTCGACCGGCACCATGACGGTGAGCGGCAGCCCCTACGACGCTTACGATGTGTCGATTCAGATCGTCACGGGCGGTGCGCTTGGGACCGCGACATTCCGCGTCAGCCTGGGCAACGTCAACGGCGTACCGCTGTTTGATGGCAACGTCTACCTGATTCCAGCGGGCGGATCCGTCGTGTTGCCGCAGACCGGCCTCACGCTGACCTTTGCGGGCACCTTCGATGCGGACGACCTGTTCAGCTTCGCGACCACGGCGCCCACGTCAACGCTGGCTGATGTCTCGGCGGCCCTGACGTACTTCCTAACGCGACCGGAGCAGGCATCACTAATCGCGATCGCAGGCGAGATCCCTGTGATTCAGCTTCCGGCATGGATTGCCGCGATGCAGTCCTTCGGCAACCAGTTAGAAAATGCGCGCAAGTACTGCCGGATCCTACTGGAGTACGCCCCGCCAGCCTCTGGGCAGACCAATCCGCAGTGGGCGACTCAGGTGTCAGGAATCTTGGCGCCTTTGGTCGCGAGCCGCGCGTCGGTCTTCGGGGGCGAAGACAACATGGTGTCCTCGCTGCCCCTGCCGCAGTTGGGCCGCTTCGGCATTTGCAATGGAAACCGTGGACTGTTCGCGCGCCTGCTGGCGCTGCCCGCGGGCGTCATGCCGGACGATCAAACGCTGGCCGGCGCCATCAATGGCATCGTCGAGGCATATCAGACCGACGTGGCCGGCTCGCTTGCCGCGGCGCGCTCGTCCTACAACTACCTGCTGACCGGGATCCCCGGCGTGCAGGCCGATGGCCTGTTGTTGGATGCGCCCACGGGCGACTTCACCTACATCACCTACGGCCGCGTGCTCGATCTGGGCATGTTCTATGGTTACGCGCTTCAGACCCGCTTCCTGAATACTGCCCAGCAGCGCAACCCGGACGGAACGATCAAGAACACGGCAGCGCGTGCGATCGAGACGTTCCTGACGGACCAACTCACAAGTCTGATGGTCAAGACGGGCGTCTGCTCAGCCGTTTCGGTGGTCGTCGACCGCACGAACACCGACGCGCGCTTGATTCTGACGTACCGCTTCCAGCTGCTGTTCTACGTCAAGCGCATCGACGCCAAGGCCGGCATCGTGCGCACCATCACCGGGACCCAGGTCCTCTAAGGAGTCACAACCATGATCGACGTTGGATCGCCTGGGTATGCCATCGACATCACCACCGCTGAGTTTCAAATCGACGGGGACACGCTGTCCGCTGCTGTGAAGTCGATGGAGTTCTCAGCCAAGACGGACGAAGAGATCATCCACCTGCAGGGGCTGCAAGATCCCAGCGAGCGCACGCCGGGACAGACCACCTATGAAGGGTCCATGACGTGGGCCACTCGACAGTGGCTGCTGTTCTGCGCTCGCTTCGGCGGCTGGAAGTCTGTGCGCAACAAGGAATTCACGCTTGTGGTCAACGCAACGCCGCAGAACGACACGCGCTTCTATGAATTCAAGTTCCTGCGCTTTCGCATGAAGGATTTTTCCAGCGGGTACGACAAGGGCGCGTCCGAGATGAAGCTTTCGTGCAGTTTCCTGGACTACGACCAGTCGCCCGTGGACAACGTGCTGACCGCTTGATGTGAGGCCCGGCGCGGCTCTCTGGCCCCTGTGGGCTGCGCCGGGCTTTCACATCTCACAGGGGCCAGGGACATAAGGCCAGATGTCTGAAGTGACGCAAGAGCAGTACGAAGCGCTTGAAAAGGCGCACGGCGCCGGCATGGTGCGCGTGTTGACGGTCGGGGATGAGGACTTCGCGTTCCGCGTGCCGACGAAGAACGATGTCGCGCTGCTGATCGATGCCAGTGAGCGCAAGGTGCCATCCGCGCTAGAAGAGTGCGCCATGCGATGCCTGCTATGCCCAGCGGTGCCCACAGCAAACCGCGGCACGGTCGAAGGCAGCGAGGAAAAAGCCGCCACCGCGCCAGTCCCACAGGAGTTGGTGGCGGAGCGGCAGCGTCTGCAAGCGCGGTATGCGCAGTCGGAGTTCTATCGCGACTGGATCGCCAAAGAGTTCTTGGCAAGCGTGGGGCACGGCTGGCGCGTCGAAGATCCCAAAAAGCTCACGTCGGGCCAGTACGAAATCACCTGCATCAGTCGCAGTGACGAAGCCGAGCGGGTTACGCTGCTGGCTCGGAAGATGTCCACCGCTCACTACGCCGCATATCGGCGCAGCATCGTGGAACACAGCACCGATTCGGCGGCGCTTTGCTGGAAGGCGTGCATTGTCAGCGTCGAGCGCGATGCCATCGCCAGCCGGCTGCCCATCCTGGTCGAAACGCTAGAGAGCGTCTTGGTTTCGCTTGGAACCGACGGGGGCACCGTTGCCGTAAAAAAGTTCGGCAGTGGGCCAGCCCCGCAGCCTGGGACCTCTACGCCGCCGCCAGCCGGGGACGCGAGATAGGCATAGCCGGCGCTGTGCTCTGGGCTGCGGACCACGCGCCCGATACAGACGCAGGACAGGCGGGCTACCTGCTCAAAGGCGAATTGGCTCTGCTACAGATCATGAAGCTGCGAGGACGATGACCGATGGCGACGACGTATGACGTAGGCTTGCGATGGACAGGGGGCGCCGATGCCGCGGCCGCTGTTCGTGCGGCTGATCGCGTACACGAAGCCCTTGGTCAACTTGAGCGCCCCCGGCGTGTTGGGGCCACGGCCTCCAATCAGGCGCGGCGGATAGCCGACGAATGGCAGCGCATGGCGGCTCAGGCTTCGCGAGTTGAAGAGGCGGAGCGTATTCGCGGGCTGCAAGCCTTCAAGCGAGCCGAAGACGAAAAGCGCAACGCTGCGTTCCGTCGGCTCATGGCTCAGCAGCGCGATGAGGAGCGCTTTGCGCGCTATCGCATTGCGCTGGATCGCAGAGTGGCGCGTGAGGCGGCGCGCTTGGCCGCGCAGCAGGCGAAGCAGCAGGAACACCGCTATCGCGGATACGGTCGGGCTGCCGGCGGGGCCCTGGGCTCACTGGCCGGCATGGCCGGCGGCGGCATCAAGGGTGTTCTGGCAGGCGTTGGAACTGCTGGCTTGTTGGCCGGCAAAGAGGGCCTTGAAACCGCGCAACTGATCGAGAATGCCCGGATGCGGCTTCGTGTGCAGTTGGGCAGCGCGGAAGCTGCAAATGCTGAGATTAAAGACGCCTTTCGCATCGCCGAAAAGACGATCTTCGACCCCGAGCAGGTGCTTGACGCGCTGACCAAGCTGTCGACCAACTTCAAAAACGCCGACGTGCGTCGCTACATTATGGGCGCGGTCAGCGACTTCGCCACGGCTAGCGGCGAAGGCTCTGAAGGAATGGAGCGCAGCGTCAAGGCGATCAACCAGATCTTCGCCAAGGGCAAGCTACAACAAGAAGAGCTGACTGGTCAGCTCGGGGAACTGGGCCTCCCCGCGCGCGAGGTGTATGCGCAGTTGGCCACGATTCTCGACATCAAAGAGAAGGATGAGCAGAAGCGCACCGACAAGGTGATTAAGCTCATCACCGCCGGCAAAGTGAGCGCAAATGCCGGCATCCAGGCAATCACCACGGTGATGCGAAACCTGGCCGGCGGCGGCGCCGCGGGAGAGTTCGCAGTCAAAAGCGCCGACACGCTTTCGGGTATGATCTCGAACATCAAGGGGGGCCTAAAGACCCTCTTTGCCGTCAGCGATATCGATCAATGGCCCGCGCTGGTGTCGCTAAAAGACCTGCTGCGCGACGTGGCAGGATTCTTTAGCGTCGACAGCGTTGCCGGCAAAGAGTTTGTCGCGTCTCTGCAGCGCGGCATCAAAGCAGACCTGATGCCGGTGGTAGATCGCATTCGCAAGGGCTTCGCTGCCCTGACTTCGGATCCTGGCAAGATGGATACGCTAGTCCGTGGCGTGACACGCATTGTCAGTTGGATGGCGGACCTCGCCGTGTTCGCTGTCAAGGCAGGCGCTGCATTCGTCAGCCTGTGGGGCGCCGTAGTGCAAGCCGACGATGTCATCATGAGCGCGGTAGGTGGCGTGGTGGAAGCCATGCGCGGCGCATGGGCGTCCGTTGTCGATATCGGCGGGCGCATCATGCAGGGGCTCGCGCAGGGCATTCGCAATGGCGCTGGCGCCGTCTATGACGCCGTCGCGGGAGTCGGTGATCGCATCCTGCAGAGCCTAAAGGCCAAGCTTGGCATTGCCTCGCCAAGCCGGCGCGGTATCGAACTCGGTGGCTTCTTTGCGGCTGGCGTCGGTCTGGGTATCGACCGAGGGGCGCAAGGCGTCATGCGAGCAAGCGCGGCCCTGGGCGGCGCTGCTGAGGACGCATTCAGCCCACGTGCGCAGTTGGGTTCTGGCGCTTCAAGCGGCGGAGGTGGCGGCGCGTCTGCATCCGTAAGCGTGCAGATCAATGTGTCGCTGCCAAACGTGCGCGACGCAGCAGAGTTTGCCGCTGGCGTTGGCCCCATGGCAGTTCCTGTGCTGGATCGCCAGCTTCGTCAGCTCTTGGGTCGCACCGTTGTCGCGGGGGTGGGATAATGCCGATCACCGTCGGAGAAATCGACAGCCCGGCAGACGACCCAATCGCCTACAACGTGATTTGGATCGCCGACCGCCTATGCCCAGGCTTCTGTTTGCCGCCAGAGGGCGAGAACAAACGCGACGTTGAGCACAAGAAGAGCAAGGGTTCGTCTCGGGACTTGCTGCTAGATCAGGGCAAAGTTCCCACTGAGGGCGTGATCAAGATACGCACGACCTCGACGGAACAACTGCGCGACCTGCAAGCCTTTTATCAGAAGTACCTGGACCCTGACCGAGCGCTGACCAAGCTCAACGTCGTGAACATCGCCCACCCACAGTATGCGGCGCGCAACATCACACGGGGCTACTTCTTTGCGGCTCCCCTGTGGCAGCCGACGCAGCCAGGCGGTATCCGGGCCCTGATTCACGAGTTCCGCTTCAAGGTCGTGGGCCCCAAGACGCAGATAAGCAGCGCCAGCCAAGGCAGCAGCAAGCCCAAAGCGGTGGCGATTGGCGGTCCCACAGATCCGAACTTCAAACCCAAGGGTGGCACACAAAACGCGGTCGGCATCATTACCCCTGCGCAATCGCTGCTTCCTGGCGTGCAGGCGCAGAGCAAGGCGCGACCGACAAATCAGGCGCTGACGCTGTATCCACCGACGGAGCTAGAAAAGATCGCGCGAGCCGGGGATCCTACTGCGCAGTTCGTGGGGCGCATCATGTCGGAGGCTGCCCCGCGATGATTTCGGATGCCACACTCAACGGAATCGCGATCTTGCGAGGCGATATCTTGGAGCCCTATCAGGGCGCCTGGACCGCCGATCTTGAACTGCTCTCAGATGGCGTCGATGAGCCACTGACTGGAACGGCGACGCTGAGCCTCTTGGGGGAAACATGGTCCGGCACGGTCGCTCATGCGCCAGGCCGGCAGACAGACGCACTGTCAGGACCAAGCGGCGGCTTTGTGATGGCGCGCATCGTCGGCGGTGGCGGCGGAATGCAGACAGCCGTGCAGCCCAAGGAATGGCCCCAGGGTGTGCTTGTGCAGCAAGTGCTGGCTGACTTGCTGCAGCTTGCGGGCGAAACGCAGTCGCCGGAGATCTCGCCTCAGCTTCTGGCCCGGCTGCTGCCGCAGTGGAGCTATCCCGCTGGCTCCGTGGACTCTGCGCTGAGTGCCCTCGCTGCCTATCTGGGATGCGTCTGGCGCATCCGCCGTGATGGGCTTGTGTGGCTGGGAGTTCCGACGCCAACGCCAGCCACAGCCCCGGACTACATTATCGCCGACGTTGCGCCCGAGGCCGGCATGGTGGGCTGGGACCTGAATGCTGTCAGCGTGCGCGTGGACGACATTGTCGACGGGCTGACGATCCGGGTCATCAATTGGGTATTCACGCCGGACAGCCTGCGCGCTGTGATTACCTACGCGCCGGGTCCAGCGGCTGCGCTCTTTACCCTCTTTGACCAATGGCTGCGCCGCGTTGGCTACCCCTTCACCCGCTGCCAGCCTGGGCGGATCGCCGCGCAGAACTCCGACAGCACCGTCCAGTTTCAGCCGGACGACAGCACGATCGCGCCAATGCGCCGCGTGGGGATTCGGGTGGGGCTGCCGGATACGACCGTCCAGATCAACCCAAGCTCGCGCGCGGTCAGTTGCTGGGAAGCCGGCCAGCCGACTGGGCCCGTGTTGCAATCGTTTGGCAGCAGCACCGCGAGCAAGATCCGACTTGCTGCCAGTCAGACGCCGCTTGCAGTGGCGCGCAAAACCGACACCACGCGCAGTGGGACTCTGGCGGCTGCGGTAGCCACGCCAATGGCCGGGACCAACGACGTCACGTTGACCTACACGGACAGCGAGGGCGCCGTCAGCCCCCTGCTTAAGCTAACCTTTACGATGGGCCTACTGACCGCAGCGGCAGCGCCAACGCCTGTCGCGCAGGTAAATGGGCGCATCACGGGCGGCTCGTCCGTTGTGGAAGCGGGTGGCTAATGGACGCGCTGCAAATCGCCAGCCTGCAGGACTATCAGCACCTTGGCATTGATATCGATGTCACACCCGACCTGTCAGAAAACGAAAATCTGCGGGCCGAGTTCGACTGTATCGCGCAGGATCTAGTCAACATGTGGACGCAGCCACCAGGCCTAGCCGATGGCACCGCAGAGGGCGCGGACTACGGGTTCGATCTGCGCGCACAACTCAGCCGGGGCTTCACGCGGGATGCTCTCTTTGCGATGAAAATTGCCATGCAGAACCAAGCGCTGCGCGACGATCGCGTAGATGACTGCACGGTGATTCTGACGGCCTTTGAAGACGGCTCGCTGCTTGTGCGTGCGACCGTCAATGTCGGCCAAGCTGCGTACCCGTTTTCTTTCCGCTGCACGTCTAACACCGTGGGCGATCTTTACGTCGAAAGCTTGGGCACATGAGCTTGATCAGCCTGGCAGAACTGCTGCTGCCACGCAGTGCGCAGCAGATCATCAACGACACGCTGGCCTTCTACGCCAACCCGCCAGATCCGGCGCTGGTGTCGCTGCAAACCGCGAACTGGCGCACGGGCGGCCCGTATCGCTTTTTGCTCTACCGTCAGGGCATCGAAGCGTCGTTGCTCTATCAGGTCATCGCCGGCCTTGCTGGCTCCTCCTTTCTGCGCACCGCTCGCGGCAAATGGCTCGACTGGCTGGGCGAAGACTACTTCCAGGAGCCACGCCAAAGCGCGCAGTTCGCTTCAGTCACTGAGCAGTTCACGATTCCGCTTGGCGCTGGGCCGCTGGGCCCGATCGAGCTCCGATGCGCGACTCCTGACGGGCTGGAGTTCGTGAGCGTGGCACCAGTGACGTTGCCGGCAGGCCCCGCGGTCGTCAATGTCCCAATGACGGCAGCAAAAGCTGGCGCCGTCTACAACGTAGGACCCGGCACGATCACGCAGCTCATCAGTCCCAACGTCCTGGGGATTGGCGTTACCAATCTGGCATCTGCCACAGGTGGCTTTGATCAGGAGCCCGATGATCGCTACGCCCAGCGCCTGGCAGCCAAGTGGGGCGCGCTGTCGACGGGCAGCACGCAGGCCGCCTACATCTATTGGGCGCTGACCGCTTCGCCCGAAGTGAAGCGCGTGCGGGTCTACTCCGACCTGCTCGGGGGCGTTTTCACCGACAACTACGTCACCGTGCTGCTTGCCACCGACACGGGGCCGGTCTCCGCTGGCGCGATCGCAGCCGTGGATGCGTTTATCGCGCCCCGCGTGCCTCTCGACATCAAGCTGGACGTCGGAACCGTCAGCGTAAAGAGCGTGAGCGTGACTGGAGTGGTCAAGGTCTTCTCTGCCTATCTCTCGCAGGCTCCCGGACGCATTGCCACCAGTTTGCAGGCGCTCGCCGCGCAGGTGCCGATCGGAAGCTATGACCAGGGCCCGGTACCTCTCGCTGAGATTGATGCCGCAGTCCTGTACAGCCGGCAAGAGGTCTACGATTTCACCCGCGCCGCCCCCCTGGCCCCGGTGTCCTTGCTCTACAACGAACTCTTGCAGTTGGTCAATGCGACCACGGCGACGGGTGTGTGATGGCGATTCAAGAGACCAACGCGCCGTTGGATTTTGCGTCCCTGCCGACCTCGCCTGCGTATCCCACGTGGGTCAAGCCAGAGCCCGCGGACAGGCCGATCAAGCACCGCAAGACGTACACCTTTGTACGTGGCTTGATGGCCACCTGGGATCGCATCGTGAATGCTGGGCGCAGCGCCGCTTATTGCCACGGGTCGCAGACCGCGCCCGCTGATGCGCTAGATCTGCTGGGCGAGACGTATGGCGGTCTCGCTCGCGCTATCAGAGACAGCGATAGCAGCTACCGCGCCTATCTGAAGGGTCCGCTTGATCGCTGGTACACATTTGGCACCAAGTTAGGCATGGTGCGCGAACTTGCGCACCTGGGCTATCAGGCCGAAGTGGTCAGCTGGCGCGACCTTGTGGACGCGGGCGCAGCTGCGCCGAATGTTGTGTTCGGTGGTCACGTCAACTTCTTTTTTGTGGCCATCTACGCGCCGAATGCGCTCACGACCGGGTACACTTTATGGAAGGTGAGCAACGCAAACTGGAAGACCAGCACGGCGCGGTGGGCTGCTTCCACGGGCGGCCCAGACCTTGTGGGCGAGTTGCGCCGCGTTATCGCCATGGTAAAGCCCGCGCATACGAGCTGTCGCCATGTGGTAGTATTCCGCGATACGCTGTCGGGCCTGAATGCGCAAAAGCTTCCCACGGGCAGTTACACAGTGATCCCGTTTAATGAGCCATGGGAACGCATTCGCCCGACATACGCATTTAACCCGTACTACATCCAAAATCCCCTGGTGCCCTAATGAGCGACACGGACCTGCAACAGTACAACGGCTCGCCGCAGTGGGTAGACACGGCGGACTTTGAAACGCCAGCGGACATCTATTTGGTCCCGACCGATGGCAACGTCGTATCCGCGGACAGCAACCTGGCTGGTGATGCACCTGTTAATCGCGCCCTGCGGCTGATCAAGGACAAGCTCGACGGCCTGCGACAGGCCATCGTCGGCGACGTCGGGCCAACGCGGCGGACCCTATACAGCCTGCGCATCGATGGAGTCGGCGGCCAGATCAACGCCGTTGGCCCCGGCGAGATCTCCGCGGACAACGAGATCCGGACGGCCCTCGGTGACTTTCGCGCGTCGATTGGGCGGCTGCTACTGGAAGCCTCAGCGGCCTACGCGCAAGTTGGCAAATCGCCCGCGGGCTATCTGCGCCTTTTCTCGACGGCGTTACAATGGTTTCTGACAGGCATGGGGCCTGCGGACGCAAACCCACCTCAGGGCACGGCTGTCCCGAATCGCCTAACCGCCAAGGCGGTGGTAAAGCACTACATGGTGGTTGCCTCTCAGGCTGGGGCCGTCAACCTGTTTGATGGCCTGGGCGATTGGACGGTATCCATTGTGGATACCGGCGTTGCGAGTCCTGCGCGATATCGATTTCGCTTTCTATTGCCAACTGCTTTTGCAGATGCGCTCTATGCGCCAATTGTGCAATGGCAGGGTCCGAATACAAACGCCAATCAGACGATGCCGATCGTCATGCTGGATACCTTAGCCCCTGGTGTCTTTGATGTGGCCTTGTATGATTGGGGCCTCGGGCAATTTGCTAATCTAAACATCATCGACGCGCGCATTGCGGTTATCGTATGCGGGCAGCAAAACACGTAAAGAGGAACCCATGAGCGTCAGTAGCGGATCGGACCGCATCGCCTTTGAGGAGCAGCCTCCGGGCCCCGCCGGCCCAACGGGGCCGACTGGTCCCGCTGGACCTCCCTATGAAACGGTAACCTCCGACACTGCGGCTAGCGCTGGAAACGTGGCGCGGCGGGTGTCGGGCGGTCACATCGAAAAGGCCACTGGCGGCGCAGTGGGTGATGGCGAGGGCTGCGTCGGCATGTACGGCGCGAACGTGGCCGGAGGCGCAAGCGCCACGCTGTACCGCACGGGCTCGCGCTGCCCGGTCGCTGGGCTGCCGGTCGGCGAACTTTGGCGCAGCAACACGGGGACAGCAGTTTTGTACGGCTCTCTTGTCGTTGGCGAATACACGAACCTGATTGGGTTTTCCGATGGGGCCGGCGTTGACGTGCTGATTGGCCGGCCGTTGGTGCGTTGGTAGACTGCAGCGCTGTCCTAGTGTGGGACGGAGCACAGTGGCTGCCGGGCTTGCAGACGGGAACGGTCTACTACTTTCGCCGAGACGCGTCGGACATTGGCGGAGGCTATGAGCAGATCACACAAACGCCGCAGACGGGCGCGGAAAAGACCGCATCAACTACACTAAACAACGCATCTGGAACCGTGGTGTTTGATCAATACGCCACCAATCCAGGAGAGCCGGGCCTTACGCAGTTATTAGCTGGAACCTGGGAATTGCGAATGGTGCGATCGAGCTACCGAGCTGAGGCTGGATTGGGGCTATTTCGAGAGACCGCCGACGGAGATAGCTCCTTTTGCCGGCGGGCTGGGTCGACTGTTTTGCAAGTTTGAGGAGTTTGTGCCGAATGAATAAAGTTGCTCTAGTTGCTTTGGCGCTGACTGCCTGTGGCGCAGGCGTGCCACCTGTTACCTGTCCCGAGTTTGAGGATCTGCGACTGTGGCAAGTCACCGGCAGCCCACACACCTTCGAGCGCGACAACTGTGGCCGAGACACAAAAGCCCACTTGCGCGGGCCTGGTGAGATCCAGGCACTGCGAGACGTTGCCGGCACGCTCGGCGCCCTCGTGACCGCGGACTGCCCCGGCTACGTGCTCTA